GGGAGACCCACCGGTTTACCGGGCTCCGGCCTTACGGGCCAGGGCGTTCTACTCGAGTAGGTAATTATATCTTCCGAGGAAGACAGGTAAATCACCCCACAGCTGTGGATTTCGCTTAGCACGGAATAGTTTCGTGTTAGCGCTCCCAGTAATTTGAATAGAACCTGCCAGTTTACGGAAAGCTGTAAGCTGCAACCACATAAGGAAACCCCCTATATGATCTAAACCTTTCTTTCCGACGACCTCACGAAGCTCCTTACGGGGCTTATCTCCCGTGACCAACGATGTGTCACGAGTGAGATCCTGACCACCCCAATATTCTTCGGGGATGGCTGCCTTATACTTTGTATGTATAGCTTCGTATCGAGGATCAACGATCCCTAACACGCGGCTGGACCAGCTCGTCAGCTGATTCAAGGTCTTAATCAGGTCTATAAAGGTAAGTAGCGGGCCTTTCATGAAGAAAGGCTTAACGTTAATACCTTCATGCCAATAAGCACCACAACTCTCCCTAAACGGTCCATCAACGAACGACTTTTCAGCGTTCACCGTGAAACCAACGCCCCGAAGGGCGTGGAAAAGGTAGGGTGCCACGTCTGTTGGCACAATGATATCATCTCCGTAAACGGAGATCTTACCACGCAAGCCGGTGAGATAAGCAACACTCCGAGCTAGGCCGTAAAATAACAGGCTTTCGAGCTCGAAAGTAAAGCCGTTCCCCATTGACGAGAACATCGATAAAGGTGTTTCCACCCCATCTAAGTCGATCGTCAAGCATCTGCATGCGTCAAGGTAATAGAACCAGTTCGGCGGCAAGAGCAGCCGAACTAATTCCAAAGTGACGCTATCAGACGCGGAGCTTAGATCTAGAGTCGCAAGCGACCCATCGATCGAGCCCACACGGGCAAGTTCCCCATTAATCGTCTGGTCATTTAAATTGATACCTACTCGTCTGAGCAGATACCGAATCTGATTACCAAATGACTTCTGGAAGAAGACATTAAAGTCAGGTTCCTTACAGGCAACCCGATCAATGTCCGAACTTTTTGGGACAGTGAAGAGGATAGAGCCGCCTACGAATCTGGGTTCCAATCCATTTTCGTATATATGGCGGCCGTACGCGGAATGCTCCACTAATGGAGCAAATACTTCCCACGCACGCCTAGTCGAGTCTGCTTTCTCGAGGAACTTAACGGCTGGATGGCCGTTCGAACGACGTTTACTCGTGGACGCTCCACCGCTATACATGGCGTGAGCCATATCTAACGAAGGGGTATCACCGAGGACGTCATGAACCACCTGTCGAGCTCGCTCAATTACGAGAGCAAGCGGGATCATTGCGACCTCATTCGCGGGGTCGTAAAGATACTCACGGCTAAGAAGCCGTTCGCAGGTAACCCTGTTCCGTTCTTCCACGCCACGCCACTTTGTTATAGCAGCGTTGCGGCGGGCTAATGCGGATGCCTTGTCCGACTCACAGAATTTCGTGAGCCAGTACTTGGTCATATAAGAAGCTTCTAGTGACCCGTCCTCTGAGAGGACATTTTGAAGGTCAATTTGAAACTCCTGCGTTAGCGCCGGAGGGAGACGAAGGTTGGCTTGTAACAATGCCGTCTGTCGCCTTTTTCTGGTCACGGGATATTTCTCCATTTCCATTAAACATCAACGAACATGCTGCCATAGTGGTCAGCATGGAGGCTGCGATCGAAATCACAGCCAACAACGAAAGGACCCTGAACATCAGAGACCAACTTTCTGCCTAATGAAAGGCTTTAGAGGGTCAGTAGATGCCCTGGAGCCCAACAACGGCGTCATTCACCAGCAACTTCGCTGGGTCGAATGACGATTGGAACATGCCGACGACGTCCTTCCGGTCCTGAGTCGAAGACTTCGGATCGAAAGTGAACGTACAGTCGACATAGCTCACGTAGGCCACGGAAGGAACCGTGACCCCGTTGATCGTCTCGTTGACGACGACGGGAATCGCCATCTTCATCTGCACGCGATTCTTGCCCGATTCGGGCGCCTTTCGCACGCTGATAGAGAAGGTTTTGTCACCGATTTTCACACCGGTGGACTCCTCGACGGTACCAACATTCGCTGCCACATCACGTGGAACGAAGGTATGGGCCACCGGGGTGGCTGCTCGGTCTGTGAGGACCAAGTTCTGAAGCTGAGGCATTTGCTCACTTCCTGAGTTGACGCAGCAGCGCTAGTGCACTTACTACGTGGGTTGTTGAAAAGGGTGATTTAAAGTACAGGAATGGACTAGGCGAGGTAACGACTTCACGTCGTATTCCCGTCTGGTCTACCAGCCACGTGAAACCGCCAGATTGGCGGGTAACGTCTGATAAGACCCTGTTCAGTCCACCTGCCGAGCCTTGTGCTCGAGAGGTGATCACCCCGTCGACGTAGGATAGACCCCATGTGGCACTCCATGCCGAAAGTACATTGCCGACCGGTAAGAACCAGTCGACAACAAACGAATACGGCAGAAGTTCCCATGCGATTTCCGCTGGATTAATCAATTCCAGCTGGTTTAATCGATAGAGGGTTGAGTCATCAAGCCGATACCATAGTTTGCATCGGTGATTGATATGCATCGTGCCTTTCATATCGGCATAGGTGTTTCCACCTCCTACGAAATTACTTTCCCAGGGGGCAGAATCCGATAGATTGCGAACGGCGGATAATAGGGGAGGTTTCTTACCCAACCCTTTCTTCGCCACTCCCGCAAGATCATAAATATCATTGATCAACGGGAGCCACGCATACTGGTATTCCAGCCACCGTTTCGCCTGGGTTTCCCCAGACTTAAGTGACTTAAATGAAACACCGAGAGCACGTGCGACACCGGACATGTTTCCACGCCGCATCGCTAGCAATGCCTTCAACAGAGAAATTGAAGTATGTGCGAGATGGTCGATTGCTTTACCGCTTTCGGCCAGGAACTCGCCAATAGACGCCTTTCGGTCGCCTATCTTCAATATACATTCGGTGATAAGCCGATTTCTCGTGTTGAAAGAGACTGGAGATGGTACCCCGCCCAGATCAATCGGTAGCGCTCCATAGTATTGGAACGCCATAAACGTATCTGGACAGAAACCTGGAAGCACATCGTAGATGTACTTTAAAGGGATTTCTTTGTGGAGTAACGTTTCGGTAGTGCCAACGATATCGACCAAGATGGCCGAACGTTGATACTCTCGGACGGGACTCCACCACCCCCAGGGGTACTGAACCTTCTTCCCCTTCACGCCTACTTTTGTCGCCGCACGAGTTTGGATGACTTTTGTATAGCCACCCGCGGTGTACGGAAACCCTGCGTAGTATATTTCATACTGCGCATCGAAAACGTGTTGGTAGAAGCCCGCCGGAAACCCGGCAGGAACATAAGGCATCTTCCGACCTCCTATGAGTATGAGCCCTCCTTACGGAGAGACTGCTTACCTTCTCTGTTGAATTAAAGCGACGGTATGTCGCACCAGAGAGACAAGCAGAAAGGGGCC